TGCATAATAGGGTACAACTAAATCTTCTGCAGGTATAAATTTAGATACTGCTCTTTGCATCACATCATCATAGTAAATTTTTTTAAATGCAGAGCCAGCTAGAGCTAAATAAAATAATAACTGATCAAACTCTGGAGTATACTCTTCCATCTCTTCAGTGATCATGTATTTCATAAAGTCTTGAACTCTTTGTGCTTGATCTACTTTTTGAGAATCTTCCATTCCAAGAACTCTAGTTCTTACGGGTCCCGATGATGGAAGTAATTCTTTATAAGCCTGTGCTTGAAATTGTGTAACAGCCTCGGATAAAAGTGGATGGGTCACGGATGCCGAACCTTTAAACGGTCTCGTCATCTCTGTATGTTTAATACCTAGGAGATCTAAATTATTCGTATAAGATGTTTCCCAATCCTTACGTGATACTCTATCCTTTTTGTAATCGTCAAGCAATTCATTCGACATTCTTTGTAGAACATCATCAGACATATCTTCCGCAAGATTCTTGTAGAAGTCTTCTTGTTCAGACATAGCGTCATCCAGTTTTACTGGACCGTCTTCAGTCGTTTCTTCTAACTCGATATCTACTTCTTCTGTCTCAGGAGTCTCAGACTCCATCTCAATTGCTTTATCGATTTCAGCCATTAGTAAATTTTAGTTTTCTTATTTCTACCTAATTTGCATTTAGCCATAACAGATCCGCCAGATTTAAACAAGGGTTTTTCGAATCTAAAACCAAATAGTGACGGTCCTTCTGAAACTTTTTTCATACTACCACTCATATTTTTTCTTCTTTTAATTTGAGCTTCATTAGCAGCTTTAAATTTATCAATGCTTTCTTGGCTAAATTTTTTACCACCAACTGTTTTTTTACCAGCTCCAAACATTTTGAATGGACCAGATGATATCACATCTTTACCAGTCTTTTTTGGAAATGCTTTAGCAACTTCTGGTTTAGCTTTTGGCATCACTGCAGCTTTATCCTTTACAAACGATTTTCTAAACGATTCTGTTTTGCCGACCACATTACTTGAGCCTGGTCCTTTAGCTCCCCCTAGCATCCCTAATTTAGATGCACCGATACCAAGAGCTAAAGCTCCTAATATCTTATTTCGTCTTCTTGATTTTTTTGACATGTCTTAATCTCCTAATAATATACATATTTACGTTCCTTATAACTTTCCATCTCATCCTCGTCAGCATAAGTAGTTATAAAAGAACCTTGCCGATATCTTAACATAGCTTGTGTCGTACTGTCTACATAATCGTCATGTTCGCCATGAGGAAATGCTGCACATTCTTCAATCACTTCTTGAGCCCAATGTTCGTCTCGAGGATAATACACTTGGCCACTTTCGAAAATAGGTGCAGTGGCGTTGACCCGTGAGTGTTTGTCCTGCCCTCGTCCTGGTGTGTAATCCATAACCGGTATCCCCATTCTTCTAAATTCTTGTAATAAACTTTGACCACTGGCTTTAGCCTCAATAATCACGGTCTCTGGGTTCCAGTATTTATATTGATCGAGCGCCACCATTTTTAATTCTGGAAAATCATATTTACCTTTAATCGCATCGAGTAACATAATTGCATCTGGCCCTGATTCGTGAGGCGTGAATATTCCCCACGTAGTAATAGCTGAATAGTCGGCAGTTTGTTTTTTAGAAAAAGCGGTGTCATAAGATTGTATGACATGTTTTAAAATTGGAAAGTCCCCTGTCCACGGCTGCCACCATTCTCGTTTTAAAATCGCACCTTCTTCTGAAGTTGGATTTTGCATATACTGCGCAGACCAGTTTCTAATGGATATAGACGCTTTAACCTTTTCCAGTTCCTCTAGAGACCAATACTCAGGCCACACGGGTCTCGCCTCTTGGTCCTCGCCTAAAATGGCTGGGAAAGAAATTGTTTCCCACTTATCTGCCTTAGGTTCATTTTGTGATTTTATTAATCGACCTGTTAAATCATCTTGAGCCCATCTTGTCATTACCAATACAATTGAGCCTCCTGGTTGTAAACGTTGTCTTGGTCCAGACAAGTACCAGTCAAAAGTTCTTTCCATCGCTGAATCAGACATTGAGTCTTGTTCAGTATGTGGATCATCGATAATAAGTAAGTCCGCCCCTCGTCCAGTGATTGAACCGCCTACCCCCGCTGCAAAGTATTCCCCACCTTGATTGGTCTCCCAACGTCCCTTAGCTTTACTATCTTCTCGTAGTCTAACATCTCCAAAGATTTGTTTATACTCTGCACTGTCAATTAAATTTCTTACCTTTGCACCGAACCTTCCAGAAAGTTCTGCGTTGTGTGACACCTGCATAATTTTCAGCTTAGGAAACTTCCCTATCATCCAAGCAGGAAAATATATTGAAGCAAATTCAGATTTAGTATGCCTAGGAGGCATATTTACAATGAGCCTTCCTTTTTTGTTTTTAGATATTTTTGTAAACTCATGAGCAATATGTTGATGATGGCCCCACTTATCAGGATCTTTATCAGTACGGCATATGAAGTCTGGCCAAACATTCTTTACGAAATATAAGAAGTTATCCTGACATAATTTTATATGTTGAAGCCACACTTTTTCGAGCCTCTCTCGTAATTGATCGGTGGTCAATAATTCTGCTTTAGTCATCTAGATTCAATATACACCCGGGTCCCCTAAAAATAAACCCCTGTATTCTACAGCCGGGTACTACTTCTATTTATGCTACAAACCTAAAGCTAATTATTAAGAATGTTTAAAAAAAATTGTAAAAAAAATAAAAAATAAAAACTTTCCGTTTTTGGTTTTTGGTTGGTACCTCTAAGGGTAGCCCTGGCCGTTAGGCCAGGGCAGGGGAAACTATGCGCTTTTTATATTATCTATGAAGTTATTGAAAGAATATTTTTTAAATATTCCCCAGGCGTCCTCGACCTCGCACGGTTTACTTAATGTAGGCGCCATTAACTTGCATTTTTTATCATGGGGCAAGTTATAAACAGAGTGGCCTAGCTCATGTAATACCACATGCAATAAGTACTGATAACCTCTGTCGATTGCTTTTTCAGTGATCCAGATATTAAGACCACCGCCCACGCCTAAAACGTTCGGGTATTTGTGGGTTGACTCACCTATACGAACATTTACCCGCGGTAATTTGATGCCTCTATTTCTAGCCTCGTATAAAATATTTATAACTTTACGCCTTAACGTATAAACGCTGTCATTCATTCTATAGTTTTTAATTTCTTTTGTTTTCATGTTTTCCCCTTTGTTAGTTAAATTAAACATGTTTAATTTATATCCCATCTAAATAAGATAGTCAACTAATAAAATCATTTTTTTTTATTTTTATTCAACCTGGACGGGTACCCGTCCAGGTTGTTTTATACGGGGATTTTAGGCTATCCCCTGAGCCATATTTATTTATTTAACTATTTTTGTTTTAAGCTCCACGGCCTCACCGTCTACAATAAATTTATTGTATAAATGAGGATGCTTCTCCTTAAAGCTTTTTATATCGAATCGCGTTGTGTTTTTTCTTACTGCTTCAATATAATAAGATTTATTTTTATATTTATTTATTATAGATCCACCCATTCGGTCGACTACCTCCAGGGCTTCCTCCTTAACGTTTAACCATAGTTTATTATAACTTTTTCTGGTGTCGTTAATTTCACACGCCTGGAATAATTTCACGTTTTCAATTGGTGAAATCGCCTGGCTGTTTTTTGTTTTTTGTTGTGCTGTCATTTTTATACCTCTTTTGTTAAGTTGTTTTTAATGTTTAACACATCCCATGAATATAAGATATTTAAATATAAGTCAAATAAAAAATTAATTTTTTTACTAGGCCAGGTTGTGCCTGGCCTAGTTTAGAGCAATTTTAAATTAGCATTAAAATGCAAAATATACCCACAAAGGTGAACGGATAAAACAAAGCGAATCGGATCCCCATCGCTGCCGCCTTCTCTGTCCTGGTAGGTTTACGGCTCATGATGCAATCTTGATAAAACTATTCGTTGTTACCTTCCGACCGAGTCCTTTAGCAACCAAACCAACAACCACGCCCCTCGGGTCTTTAAATCTTAGGTCGTGCTTATCCCCATCAATAACCCTTCTGGACATCCATTTTTTTGGTAACTTATCCTTGAACACGACGGCCACGTTAGCATAATAATCTGTCATTGCCTTAACTTGGTCATCGTAGTTTTTGCCTGAGTCGCTAAATGTAAAATGTAGATTTTTAAAATCATGATCCAGGTAGTTTAAGACTTTGGTGTATTCATAGAATTTTACATCCGGATGCAGCTCCATGAGTGTGCCACCTCCATCAACTTTCATTCGATGCCATGGCAGGTCCGAGGTCCCGTTTAATCTACAAGCGAATTTATAGCCCTGAGATCTAGCCCGCTTTTTTAGCTGCTCAATCTCCTGGGACAATTCCCACAAGAATCCATTCTTGTTAGTCCAGAAATAATTTGTCTTAGCGATTCGGGCCCTTTGTACTGAACCCATCTGGCCCCGTCCTGAGGTATTTAAACAAGGGTTAACACAGCCCCCTGGTCCTTTGGTAGCCTTTGGACAAACATTTTTACCACTTAGATCATATGGCGCAAAATGTAGAATTGCGGTTTTATATCCGAGCGCCTCCCCTTTGGCCATCTTAGTTTGAGAATAATAATTTAATAACATTTTTTTGCTCCTTTGTTAGTTATGGCAGCCTCAACGCTCATTCAGGACCCTGGATCTATAGCTTAGGTTTACAACTCCTTACCGGTCCTGACATAGTAAACTACTGCCTTGATATCCCATTAACATAGGATGGCTGCAGCTGTCAACTATTATTTTTATTTTTTTTTTAAATTTTTTATTCTTTATTTATTCCGGTCCTATGAATTCTAATACTAACAGTATTAGAAAAAATCTCGGTATTAATCTCAAGATTTACCTGCGTACTAATACTAACGTATATGAAAAAACTTTGGTTATTGATCGCAAGATTTACGCGCATACTAATACTAATAAAAAGAAAAATTATTCTGGTATCAATCTCAAGAATTACGCACCAAGCTATGCTTGGTGCGTGTCAAAGTCTCGTGAGGCGTGGGACTTGGTTATTTACGCTTGAATTTTTTTGATTGCGTCTTCTAAATTTTTGAATTTTGCTAATTCGATCACGGTTCTCGGTTCACGGATCACGAAAATTTGATATTCTGAAGAGTGTGAGAACGAGAGTGCCTCTCGCAAGATAAAAGACACACCACCATTTTTAAAATGTGTCAAATGCCAGTTGATTTGGTACTTGGATAAACCTAAATTCTTGACGTTATTGGACTTTAACTCAATCCAAATACTTTTGTTGTTTATCAACCAATAAACATCTGGTATTCCATTAATTGTTGGGCTTTCTATACGAAAAATTTGACCTTTTAACTTTAAATTTTTTATGCGTTGCCACAATAAACTTTCTGATTTTTTCATAATGTTATTAGGTCAATA